GGCACCTGTGAGGTCGGCAAGTGTGAGGTCGGCACCTGTGAGGTCGGCACCTGTGAGGTCGGCACCTGTGAGGTCGGCACCTGTGAGGTCGGCACCTGTGAGGTCGGCACCCCTGAGGTCGGCATATGTGAGGTTGGCACCTGTGAGGTTGGCACCCCTGAGGTTGGCACCCCTGAGGTCGGCACCTGTGAGGTTGGCACACATACCCTTAGTTTCACTTAAAAACCTTGTTTGTAACCATAATTTGTGTTGTTCTAATACTTCGTTTAATCTTTCTTTTGTCATTTTATTTCCTCCATTTGTTTGGTTGCTGTGTTCCATGTATTTACTATATCATAGTATGTTATCAATGTCAACAAGTATTTTATTAAAAAAAGCACCCAATTTCTCAGGTGCTCAAATAGTTGTTATGGTAGATCCTACTACTTTCTAATTTGTATCCATTCCGAAGAGACTATCCTCTACTGGTGTGCTTGTGCTGACACCCTGTGCAGCTATGGCTTTCGCTTCTTCCTCTGTGAACCCGTATTTCTCTTTAATGTACATCCACTTTGGTATGATACCATCGTTGACATCCTGGCGCATCTGTTCTAGTCGGCTTGTATCATCCTGTACAATGCTATCACCGAACCTGATTTGTACGTCCTCCGGTACAATACCTATATTCCCCGCTAGTCCATAGAGGTCACATAGAGTATTGATCGCCATACACAGATCCGTTATAGTCTCGGCAAATGCTTTTTGCACCCTGTTTACTGTATTCTCGCCACGATTACGAGCAAGTTTTAACTCTAACTCGTTGGTGTAGCTGTCAGATAACTTATCGTTCGACAAGGTACCGCGTACCAATCCGCAACGGTTTTCTATCAACATTAATATTTGATTCAAGCCGTTTATCTGTGCTGTATCGCGTATGGTAGGGCTATAGTTCTCAAAGAATCCGCCATCACCCATCTTGCCAACGTTCTGTACTAATCTATACAATCTCTCGCGGCCCGCAGGCATTGCAGAGGTAATTGTGCCATCCGCATTGACTGTTGATTTGAACGCTTGCACATCTACATGGACCGCCGCCTCTGTAGCTTCAAACTCCCACAGAAACCGCCCATACTGTGTGTCTGCATCCTGTATCAATCCCTCTGCCCTAGAAAAGATTGACTCTCCTAGTGGACTGTCAAGGTCTATCTTGTTTTTCCCTGGTACTCTAAATACAGAGAATGCAGGGTGTTCAACTGCTGCCCATGTTTGCTCAGGTGCTATGTTCTCCCATCCGGGAACTTTCGATAACTCAATAGAATTAGCAAATGGGTTGTCACTCGTCTTGGAAGTGTAGGCATAGTTACGAATATTATAAACGCCGCGCGTTAGTTCGTGTATTTCTAGCCGAGTATAAATGATATTCCCACTATTTTTCTGTACAGCAAAGACCGCACCGGTCACGTTACCCGCTTCATCGGATAGAGGGAACACTTTATACTGCGGTACCCATTCTACCCCAACCGTGTTGTCCTCTGTGATGTATGGCTTCGGGAACATACCACCAACCGCTAAAGCAAGCTCGAGATCGTCTGATACATCGTCTAAGGCTTTTTTCATGCAATCTGTGATGAACTTACCCCTTGTGCTCTCTCCTGCCCCTAGAAACTCAAATTCTAGCATGGTAAGTCGTGTTACCTCAGATGCAATACCACTTGGAATACCCAGTACGGGTACTGTATCCGATGCCCATGCCGGATTGTCTACATACTCGTTTAGCCACCGATTCATAGCATACTGCATATCTGTAGATAGCGATACCTCCTGCCCTACAATACTTTCTACGTCACTTATACCGATCATCTTTTTCCATATCCCCCTTATCCATGATATAAACCCCATTTTATCCCCCTACAGGTATCTTATGTTCTTTTCCCATGAGTACTCAAACGCATCTAATGTATCTATGTCTGTGGTACCATCATCTAGCCTTACATCATCTAACTCTTTAGGATTCCACATAGCTTCGGCTAGTGCTTCCCTTACCGTGTCCGCATGGACCGTGTAATATAATCTATGTTGCGCAATTAACTCATTTTCTTTTCGTATACGCTCAATAATCACGTTCTTGATACTATTTGCAATGTTTAGCCCCGGCTGTCTCTGTGTGATGCCATTTTTTAGTACCTGCTCAGCAGACTCGAAAAATACAGTATCAACCTGCCCATAATTAGCATACACCAGTTTTAGAAAATCGTCAAAGGCTTTGTAAAAATCTTCTGGCGTGGTACCCTTGGCGGGTGGTCTTGCACTCGCAAGGGCGGTTACTTTGCTATTGTTATGTTTTAGCCCAGTAGCCACGAAACTGTGATATGACTTATTCCCGCCGACATCTACACCAATATTAATATAGTCATAGTCTGCCTTTGTCACAAAGAACGACTTCTCTGCATCCGCAAACGCTTGATATACTAGCCCCTCAGCAACACAACGCTTGCCTAGGATGTCTCTAGCGTGCCATACTGTGCCTGGTACGTACTTAGCCAAGATCTCCTGCATTCTCTCTGGTGAGATTGACAGGTTATCATAGATTGTAAATAACTGATACTGATACCCACCTGGTAAGCCCGATTCTTGATACTTGTCTATATAGTCTGCATAGATCCTGTGTTTTGGGTTGCAAGGGTTTAAATCCCACAGCACCATAGCCTTTTTAGCGGCCAACTGTCTACCTAGCGCCACCTTGACAAACGATGTTCTTGAGTCCTCGCTGTCGAAGTGTTCATTAATTTCGGTTGCTATCCATAGCCCGTATGAGTTACCCAGGATAGATTTGTAACTATCGGCTTTACCACCCCCGGAAAAGATAACAATCTTCTCACCTGTCTTGGTCTGAATGAATAGCACTTCATTGTCTCGGTACTTCCCCCACCTGCACCGCCCACGAAAGAGGGCTTCGAGTCCATAGCCATTACATACGCCAATATTCAGCTTTGCATTGGCTACTGTAGAGCCTGTGGCAAGGTGGAACTTGTCAGGACAGAGCTCTAGGAACATACTAGCAATGATACAGTTATCTATCGTCTTTCCGCTTCTAACAGCTCCCTCTGCTACGCTCATGCCGCATCGGAAAGCCTCGGCTATATATTCTTTGTGTTTATCTGAAAATGGTGCCCACTGAATTGTTTGTGTTTTTGTCATAGCTTCAACAGCTCTGCTAAAGGTGAGATATCCTCGATATCCAAATTGATATTTGTGAGCACTTCACGTTTATCTTTCCATCTATCCGGTTTACGATTCTTTAACCAGTAGATCATAGCCACAGTATCAGCAGGGATGTGCATTTCGTCAATACCCTGTGCCAGTTCCTCGTACTCCTCTATTTTTACCCCTTTGTCATTATATTTCACCCTACGAATTTTGAAAGTCTTTTTCAGCTGTACTGTGTAGCCCAGTGATCTGTTATGCAGAGAGTTTTCAACCTCAACATCGACAGGCTCACTACTTCTACTTACTGCTTGCGCAATCTCCGGAAACTGCTTACACCAACGTCTGAAAGTTTCCCTCGATACTCCACACTTAATTGCTACTTGCTCTTTATCAAGACCATCACGAGTCCATGCTGCAATACACATAAGTCCGTCAGGTGTGAGCCACTCCTGATACTTAGCAGCTCCACCTACGGACAGGTCTGTAGTTTTTCTTTTTGGTTTCTTTTTTACTGGCATACTCTGTACCTCCAATACACTTTATATTTTAACTTTTCAGTGTTGACTTGTCAAGTCATAGAGGTCTTAACCTTTTCTATTCTTGCTTTCATGCGTTGTAGTAGTATCTCTTGGCAGGCGTCCTTACCCTCTATGCCCGCTATTATGTCCTCGTCCACGCTACCCACAACAATCATGCGGTGTATAAATACTGTGTGCTCCTGCCCCTGTCTGTGTAGTCTAGCATTGGCCTGTATATATAGCTCTAGGCTATCCGTCAATCCGAACCATACCACATGGTGCCCACCATCTTGGATATTGAGCCCATAAGCACAGGAGGCAGGGTGTGCGAGTAAATAGTCAATTTTTCCTGTGTTCCATGCTTTTTCATCCTCAGCGCCACCGAACAACTTAGTTGTCTTACTCTTAAACCTAACGTCCTTAGCAAGCACAGCAAGGATCTTGTCTCGGTCATGCTGGAATGCATAGAAGATTACTGCGTGCTCTTCTCCTAGCTGTTCTAGCATCTCTAGTAGAGCCTCTATCTTGTTGTCATGGATGTCTACGGTCTTGCGACTCTCTAGGTATAGCCCGTCTGGCTGTAGCAGGTTCTCGACCATATACGCTGCACCATTGCCTATCTGCTGTAGCTTGTTTCTGAGGGCAGCAGCAGAACCAACGTCTAGGGTGTCCTCCGCAACCTCTAGCACCATTTCTCTCTCCATGGTATCATACTGTCTCTGCGCCTGTGCATCTAAGACAACGGGGATATCATCAATGATTTTATCGGGCATCTTGATATAATCTGCGGCTTTTAAGCTAATGCAGATATCTCGTAGTTTGCTGAAAAAGGCTTCCTGTGTCTGGTCGTTTATGAAGTGGTACCCTGTTCCCACCAACTGCCCCATATGGTTTTTAGTCATTCTTGCAGGGGTAAAATAAGCATCCCTGCAAGCGGTATACGTCTTTCCTAGCCTCTCGCCTTGGTCAAGTAAGAATACCTGCGCCCATGTATCAAGAGCATCTTTGGGGGCGGGTGTGCCCGTCAACTCTACTAGCCTAGTGATGTGTGGCCTGATAGCTTTTAGCTTCTTAAACCGGATCGCGGACTTATTTTTAAAGCTACTCGCTTCGTCAAGGACCACCATGTCAAATGGCCAGTCATTTTTGTAGTACTCCACAATCCAAGCAACGTTATCCCTGTTAATTACATAGATGTCAGCGGGAGCGTTCAGGGCTTTTATGCGCTGTTTCTGTGTGCCTAGTACAGTCGAAAAACGTAATAATTTAAGGTGTTCCCACTTGTCTTTTTCCCTTTGCCATGTGGCTTCACTAACTTTTTTTGGCGCAATTATTAGTACTTTTGATACAGTTAGCCTGTTGTACTTCAACTCGTTGATTGCTGTTAGGGTGATAATCGTTTTACCTTTCTCAACCTAACCCACATTCTAGCCATAATGCTATAGCTGGGTTATTGATACAGGCGTTAATGCAGTACGCTTGATATTCGTGTGGGTTATAAATCATTTGAGATCACCTCCTTTTTTGTTTCTCTTATATTCTTCAAACTCGGCTTGCATACGTTTTAATTCTTCAGCACTAAGCGTTTTTGGTTCTATATTGTCTGTCCTAAACAAAGGCAAACCTTTTTCAAGCCTATCTGCAATATCTAATATCGTGTTCTCTCTGTAGGCAATATTCTCTTTTACCTGTATGGCATAAGCAACAGATCCTTTTCTTTTTGCACAACCGCAACTACACGCTTTGTGACTTTTTAACTGCCTGCCTGTTATTTTTATGGTTTCTCCACAATCGCATTGGCAGAGGTATATCCCACCACCGAGATTATCCACTATTGTCAAAAAGTCTTTTTTCTGCCCTACTCTCAACATCTTAAAACCTCTCTAAAATATAAAAACCGCCAACAGGTGCAATCAGTACGAGTGATTACAGGATTCCCATTGACGGTAATTAGTAAGTTGTCAAGACCTCGTACGTCTGTATTGATACAATATCACATCACCTACTCACTCGTCAATAGATATTTTAAAACACCTTCTATTTTTTCAAAACTGTCTACCGCTGAAAATACTGCAAACCCCATACCCCGCATTCTCTCCTGCCTTAATTCCTGCAGGTGTCTTTCTTTCTTACCCTCGGCTTTTAATTCAACAAAACACATCTTCCCTCCTGGAACGAGTACGAGCCTATCTGGAACGCCTGCGCATCCAGGTGATACCCACTTGTAACATTCACCACCTATCTTTTTAATTTCTTGAACCAGTTTCTTTTCGATCTTTGCCTCTCGCATATTTTCCTCCTTGACACTTTGCTCCTCGCGTACGCGCGCGATATTTTTTCCATTTAGATAATTTAGGTAATTTATATTTATCTGTATTATATATTTTATTTACCTATTTATATCTATTATTAATACTCTTTAGAATAATCTGTCAATCTGTCAATATAATATAATAATAGATATAAACACTAGGTTTTATGGTGCTTTGTGGAATTGACACTTATACTGACACTTACAAATTAATCTGTCATTAAATATTCGTTCTGTCAAAAATGTAAATTTTATCTAAAAATCCATTTTATTGACACTTTATACCTAATCTGTCAATAATTATGCCTCTGTCAACCATTTTTTAGCTTCTGGCAATCTTCCTCCTGTACCCTCTTTGTATCCCATATTTTCCAAATGTTGACCTCCTAGGCTCCCATCCTTTTAGGTTTTTCAAGATACCATTGATTGCTCTACTGTCCTGTTGGCTCATGTATTTTAAGTCACTGTGAAGCACTTTTTCCCATACCTCTGCACAACACACGGTTCTTCGTTCCTCTAATTCAAAGGTAAGCCCCCCGGCTTTCAGCATCCCATTATCCCAACATCTTTGTTTCTCCGCATCCCATGTATCATATTCTGTTGGT